ACGATCATGCAATCGGAAAGCATGAGCGCCTTTGCGTGCGCGACGCCCGCGGTTCCATGCTGCGCGGCCGCATTCTTTAGGGCCGTGGTAAATGCCGAAATGTTCATCGTTCGCATTTGTCAATCTCCAACATTCGCGCCGGGTTCTAGGCAAACCGTCTAGGCACATTGCCGCCGGGTTTGCCGCCGCGCCTAGCGCAACAGGCCACGCGCGCGCATGATTTCGCGGCGCGTGATTCCTTTTACGTCAATCGGCGTTTCCGCCGCACCCCTTGCGACCGTCGCCCACGTGCGCGCCGGAATCGGCACGACCACCCGGTGGCGTTGCGGTTCGGAATACCCGAACCAACGCGCCGCGTCGGCCGCCGTTACGGCGCCCTTTTTCACGGCCGACACCAACGCGTCGGGGTTGCATTGCAGCGGCGCGACGGAAATTTCCAACAGTTTCCATTTGGAAAACACCGTGTGTACGGCGTCGCCGTACCGTTTCCGATCCTCGACCGTCGCGCGACGCGTGCCGCCCTGTTCGGCGGCGTAGCCGATGGACACGCCGCGGACAATCCCTTGTCCGATTAGCGCCCGCACGACGTCGGGGAAAAACGACCCTTCAAAACCGTCGGGCCGTTGCGCCAACGTGAATTCCCCCACGATGCCGTCGGGTTGTCGCGTCAACGCGACGCACCTACCCACGGGTAGGTTGTAGTCGTGGTTCCAAAAAAGAATCGGGTTTGTTTCGTAGTCGGTGCTATTCATACCCTGCGGTATGACGACTTCGCCGTCCCTGTCGATAGCGGCGGTCGTAACGGTCGCCGTAAATCCGGCGGCGCTAGCGGTGAATTCGGCGTCTAGTCGTTTCGTACGCATGGTCAAACCTTCCGCGCCCGCGCGCGTCGTTCGGCTTCCGCCGCGATATCTTCGTAATCGTCAACCAACGTCGGTTGCATGGCGCATCGGCAATTTGGATGCAACGGCGGCGCCGAAATCTCTTCGTAGTCCAGTTTCATTTTTCCGCCGTCGGCGCCCGTCAATACGTCGCCCTTCGCGTAGAACGAATCATCCAACCCGACGCCCTGTTGGGTGAACCGTTTGGCGACGGCTTCGCAGAATTCGCACGGGTCGGGCGCCAATACCCAACGTTTGCCGGAAACTAGTCCGGTGGATTTCCACGCGTCGGTTTCGGCGGTAGCCGCGGCGCGGGCGGCTTCGGTGCGCGCAATCATGGTTGCGCGACGCCGCGTGGCGCGGATTTCGTCCCCTTCACCTTCGGCCCAATCCTGTACCCGCGTCGCCAATTGGTCGGTGTTCTCGCCTAACGACATACCTTCCCCGAACATATCGCGTAGCCGTTCGACCGTGTAGCCGTTGATTGAATCGGCCGCGCGCGACGCTAGGCGAACGGCGCCGCGTTCGACGTATTCCGCCAGTTCCCTAGACGACCAACCTAGTTCGGCCACGGCGGTAGACGTCGTTAGTTTGGCTAGGTTGCCGAACCCGATATCCGCGCCGTGTTGGATGGATTCGCGGATATACGGCGCCAACGCGTCCACCAAATCGCGGTGCCACGCGCCACGCTCCAACACGCCGACAGCACGCGCCACGGTTTCCGGCGTTACGTCGCCCTCCCGTTTGATTGCCGCAACGACCGCGCGAATCTGCGCGGCGAACACGGCATCCACGCCCTTTAGGAACCCCGACAATAGTTCGTCGTCCACTAATTCCCCGTTATCGCGGCCCTTAACAAACACGCCGCTAGACACGGCATCGGCCGCGTGTGCTTCCCATAGCGCCGAATGCGCGACGGTGCCGGGCGCGTTGCAACATTCGCACGACTTCGCGTGCGCCTTCTCGCCGCGGGCGCGGTCGAATTCGTCCCGTTTACGCTTCGCCCATGCCCAACCTTCGTCGCCGCCCCAACCGTGCCACGCTTGCCACCCCTTGCCCTGTTCGTCCCACGTCGCGCCCTGTTTGTCGGATTCGTGGCGTTCGAAATACGCGACCATGCGGCGTACCGTTTCCTCCGAAACGGCTACGCGGTTGGCTAGGTCGCGCGCCCGCGCAATCCCCGTAGCCGTCATTCCGCGTTCGCTAGGCGCCTTCGATTCGCGCACGTCTAGCGCGCGTCGCGCGTTGTCCGCGACGGCTTGCGGCGGCACCGTGTCGATATCTTCTAGCGCCTTCGATTCGCCGCACATGGAATACGCGATAGCGGCGGCTTGTGATTCGCTATAGCCCTCCGCCAGTAGTTTGAGAATCTTCAACCCTACGCAATCGTCCATCGCGGCTTTGGTATCGACGGCCGACGGCGCCGCGGCGTCGGCCTGATTGACGACGGGCGGAAGCACGGGCGCCGCGACGGCGGCCACGTTCGGCGGCGTCGTGTCGAGCGCCATAGGCGCCGCGGGCGCGGCCGCGCCCAACGGTTGCCCGTTGACCAACAGGCTATCCGCCATAGGGTCGGCCGACGGTTCCAACCCGTAGCGTTCGCGCGCCTCATTTGGAGTTAGCCACCCGCCCGCTACGGCTACTTGCGTTTCGGTTAGATCCTGCGTTCGGTTCGCGGGTACCGGGTCGTCGTACGCTAGTACGGCGTCCCCTTCTAGGCCGAACATCGGCAATAGCCGTTGGTTTAGTGTCTCTTCGTCCATTCGGCATAGCGGTAGCACCGTCATTTCGCGCCACGACGCGAAACCGATGGTAGCGCCCGCTAGATTCGGGTCGTTCGCCTTCAACATCGAAACCGGAACGCCGAACACCGCCGCGATTTCTTCCACGATTTCGTCGCGTCCTGTCAAATCCTTTGGCGGGAATTGCAGCGGCTTCACGTCGATTTCCGCGGTAGAAACCATAAACTTCCCGCGGTTGCGCGGGCCGCGAAACTTCGCGCGGATCGCGTTTTCCACGCGCGTTATTTCATCCTGCGACGCGTTCCCCTTGATAGTTAGCAACCAATCCGGCCGCCCGCCGTTTTGGAACATCGCCAAATCCATTTCGTGTAGCGCTACGTTTGCTTGCGCGGCACCCCATGCGGCTTCTAGTTTGCCCATCCCGTAGAACAAATCGCGCGGGTTCGGGCGCCGGAAATGGATAACTTCGTTGGCGTCGAACGTTTGTTTCGTTTCGCTACCCTTGCCGTATCGGTAGCCGGAAATAAACCGTTGCGGGTCGGGGATGATTTCCGTCCATTGCGGCGGCATCGGCCACAATTCCGACGGCGTTCCGAACGTGTCGGTAACGACATGGAAATAGGCGTTGCCCGTTAGTTCTTGCCACACGACCCGCAACACCGTAGCGTCGTAACCATTGAAATACGGGTTGGCCGTGGATAACAGGCGCAATAGCGGGTGGTCGTCCGTCACCTCTTCGAAATCGTTACCTAGTTCGGCCGCCTTGCGAAGCACGAACGCGGACGGTTGGTTGTCGGTATCGCCGCGTAGCCGGGCGACGGATTTACGCGACGCCGCACGCGTGTTCCATAGGCGACGCGTCGCCGGATCGGAACGAACGTACATACGTAGCGGCGTGGACGCAACGGCGTTTGCATTGATAGATGCCGCGGCGTAGATCCACGAACCGTAATACGCGACCGCGGCGCGGTGGTCGAACGGTTGGGCGCGTGCTTCACCGCCGCGCATTTCAACCACGCGCGTAGACGCGCGAATCCACGCCGACGGGTCGGCCGCCTTTAGAATTCGTGACAGTAGCGACATAGTTAGACGACCCTAAAATGGAACGGCTTGTGTTTACGTTTCGCGGCTAGCGCCAACGCCAACGCGCACACGCCGTCGTCGTGGCCGGATTGTGCTTCGTACACTACCCTACCCGCGGTATATCGGAATCCGAACGAATCCAGTTCGGCCCGCAACCAACCGTCGGGGTAGCGGATTTCGCGCGATTGAATGGCGACGGCTAGCCCTTCCATTATCTGTTGTTTGCTAGCGTTCGTGAATTTGAACCCCTCCGCACCGCGGCACGCCCTGCAAATATCTTCCGCGATTGGGTCGCCTACCCCTGTAGAGTCGATATAAGCCGCCGTATTCCCCACGATGCGCGCTACGCGTTCGCGCGTGGCGCCCCAATCCGATTGGAACCGTTCCAACACGCACACGGCGCCCGACGCATCGACGCCGCATACCACCGTGTAGTCGTGCGATTTCGCTAGATCCACGCCGAACGCGACAGGCGCGGCCGTCGATAGCGGCGCAATGCAACCGCGGATGGCGTCGCCGCCAAACGGGTTGCTACCGTCGTCGGTCGGTTCGGCTAGGTACAGTTCGCGGAACACGTTATCCGGGAGGATTGCGCGCGCCTCTTCGATTTCGCGCCGATCCAACACGCCGCCATCCACCGCATCCCACGCGGTTAGACGGTGGTACGCCATGTTCGCGGCGCCCCCTTCCGCCATGCGCGCTAGGCGATATACCCAATTCTTGCGGCCCTTTACATTGCCGATGATCCGCAGCGGCCCGCGCGTCGCCGTCAACGTAGAACGAACCGCGCTAAACGCGGCTTCCGGGCATCGCGTGGCCTCATCTATCACCGCGGCCGACACGTCGTCACCGAATAGGCTATCCGGGTTGTCGGCGGATTTGAACCACACGCGCGAACCGTTCGCAAGCCGAACGCACAATTCCGAATCGTTGTCGTCCCACGTGCGTTTGGCCGGGTCGGCCTGTCGCAACATGGTTTGCAAACGCATATACCCGACGGTTTTCGTAACGTGGAACGTCGGCGCTATCCACCAATAGTTCCCGCCGCGACCGTTCCACGCGTGGGCGAACAACCACAACAGGCACCCGGCCGTTTTGCCGGATTTGGTGCTAGCCTCAATGACGACCACGCGCGCGGGGTCGCATATCGCGGCGTATTGCCGCGGGTACATATCCGGCAACGGTGGCGGATGAACAATCACGAACCCGCGCCGCCCGGACGTAGCGTAATCGGCGCCAATTCGACGCGTTCGGTAGCGCCGCCGCCGTCTAGGCGTTCGCAACGGTCGGCCGCCACTAACGCGTCTAGGTTCGCGCGTTGCATCGCTAGCAACGTTTCCACCGCGCGCAACCTGTCGCGTTCGCTAGCGGCGTTGGTAGCCATTTCGGTAACTAGGTCGGGCAACGTCGCCAACACGTGCGGCGGGATTTTCCACCCTTCGCGTAGCGCGCGCTGCACGATGATTAGCCCGGC